CTTGCTCCCACCTTTACTAAGCCTCTTGCAGATAAACTAGCTAGCGATTGGAATAATGGCATTTATCTTCCGCCCCCTATGCGTATTTAGTTTGTGATCCGAATACAGTATATGTTGCAGATGCTGTTTTAAGTATTGTATAAATATAAGAATCTATTGATGAGGCATTGCCAACTGTTGGTGCAGTTCCATTTAACCACTTTATACTACCTTGAGTAGACCCATCAATTTGAAATGTTGATGGATAAGATGCTGTTGAGGCTCCAGTTGTATTTAAAAATGCAACTGTAATTGATTGTCCAGTAGATAATAATGAATTAAGAGTTGTTCCTGAGTTTCCTCTAACATTTAAAGTAAATACGGATGTTGATCCAGTTGTATAATACCAAACGCTTGAGGTAGTAACATCCATATTTATTGTAGATGATGTTGCTGCTGCAACTACATTTGCTGTTTCAATTAATCCAACTACTGCTGAGTTTACCTGTATTGTTCCTTGTGTGCCAGTAGTTCCTTGAGTACCAGTTGCGCCTTGTGTACCAGTTGTACCTTGTGTACCAGTTGTACCAGTTGTTCCTTGTGCGCCAGTTGCGCCTTGTGTACCAGTTGTGCCTTGTGCACCAGCTGCGCCTTGTGTACCAGTTGTACCAGTTGTGCCTTGTGCGCCAGTTGTGCCTTGTGCGCCAGTTGTACCTTGTGCACCAGTTGCGCCTTGTGCTCCTTGAATTGGACCAGCATTAGTCCAAGCAGAGCCTGTCCACACATACAAGTTTCCAGAAATTATATACGCATCACCAGTTGTTCCTGTTGGATGAGCTGCTTGCAATGCAGCTAGGTCTGCATATGTTCCAAGTATATCTACACCAGTTCCAGCAGTTCCTTGTGTACCAGTAGTACCCTGTGTTCCCGTCGCTCCTTGTGTACCAGTTGTACCTTGTGCACCAGTTGTGCCCTGCGCTCCCGTTGATCCTTGAGTTCCAGTTGCGCCTTGTGTACCAGTTGTACCTTGTGTACCAGTTGTACCTTGTAGGCCCTGTGCACCCTGTGTTCCCGTTGTGCCCTGTGGTCCAGGGTTTGCTGTTAAGTATGTATCTACATTTTGTGCAAGTAGTTGAATGTCCGCAGGAATATCTGGCGGATCTGAATAAGCGGGAAAACTAAAACCCTTTGATGTTGAGCCCATTTTAAAATTATACCACCTTAAATATTATAACAATCATTTAGAAGTAAAACACTCTGGGTGCCTAATAACTAAAGCCTTATTTACCCAAATCTGGTCTTCAATATTCCAGCCCCATTCATATGAAACATCTATAAGGGCAAATCCGTTATCACTCATAAATTCTGTAATTTTATCAGTAGTTATATGATCATCATGCATAGAGGTTTTTTCAGTCTCTAAATGAAATAAACGAACATCTTTTAGTCTATCGCCAAATCCCTGTAGGACCTGCCAGCTATATCCCTCTGTATCAATCTTAACAACATCTATCTTATCATCAATACCTAAATTTGATAGAAGAGTGTCCATGCGAGCAGAAGGAACTGTTATCTTCTGTATCTTATCTGCATAATACTCTGGGGGCGGGCTTATAGATTTATCTTTATTAAATACTGAAGATGTACCAGAAGATTCTTTATCGTCACCATTAACAATATGGAAATCAATTTCACCATCTTTTTCTGTAATGGCGGTATAAACAATATCCATCCATGGGTAGTTAGATCGTGTTTGGCTAATAGCATTTACGTTAGCATCTACAGCAACTACCCGAGAGCTATTTAATTTCTTATATAAATAGTAAGCATCATCACCATCTCTTGTACCAACGTCTATGATTACAGGAGCATCGCTATCAAAGTGTTTACGGAAATTAGTTACTACTGGCTCTAACGGATCGATGTATTCTCTTTTTTGAAATAATTTAAGGTTGGCAAGAATTGCTTTTCTATATCCATGTGCTATATCCTGTTTAATAATTTCTTGGAACAGGTCGTAGGATTCATCTTTTCTGCCTACCCACCAACCAGTAACAGCTTTTTCAAATATTAAAGAGTACTCTCCTGGATAATCTACCCAAGCAGGCAGAGGTGATACTTTATTTTTTGTGTACATTAATCCTGTTTCGGAAAATGTATACGCTTCTTGCCAACGCTGTGCCCTTTCGCAAAATCTTGCTAAAAGAAACCATGCTTCTGGTCTTGTTGGAATATATGCAACAGCTTTTAAAAATAAGTTATGGACCGTGCTCTCACGATTTTTTTGATTTTCAAAACATTGTGCAGATTTTAAAAGAGATGTGTATACATACTCTGGATGAGAATTATATCCGTATTCTGCTGTACGAAGATAAAAAGAAACGGCAGATGCTGTTTGTCCAGCCTTTTCATATTCCATTGCAATCTTAAAACTTAGAATAGGATTAAATGGGTCTTTGGAAAGATGAACAACTAAATCATTTATTGACTTAAACATTTAATGCCTCCTCAATCATTGTATTAATAACTTCGCCAGGAACCTGTAAAACAAAAGCTGCATTATCTTGGAATCCAAAGCTAACTAGCAGGTCTCCTTCATGTTCTGCAGCACCTGCACAAAATTCAATTTGTCCATCTAGAAAAGCCCAATTTTGAGGAGATACTCCTACTAAAACAAAATCTTTATCCCATACGCATAGGCGATGTCGGTAGGTTCCATTCTTTTGCTCCATATAGTTTTTAAATAAAACAACTTCATGAGAGATGGCAATATAATGCTTGCCCCATTTAATTAACTGAGATCCGCCACGTTGTTCTGTATCAGGCTCTACGCCCTGTTTAAGACTTATTTGCTCACAACGAGCAGGCAGTTTAGGAAAAGTTTTTACAAGCTCTGTTGGAGAAGTCCATTTAATATAATGAAATGGCTTATCAAGGACAGGCATCCAATTTTTTTCACAGTATGAATTTTCATCTATTGGAGCTGGAATTCTAATTCGTGATATTTCCTTAGCAGTCCAAGATTTTTTATCAATCTTTAATTCTGATAATTCCATACGACCAACTCCGTTAGTTGTTGTATCTCTGCGAACTCCTGTTGCATAATATTTGCCATCCCATTTAACAAGTCTGGCATCTTCTAATCCAACAAATGTCCATATTGGGGCAACATCTAATTTAGCAGTATCAATCAATGTCCAGTTAATTATATTTAAATCTTTATCAAGTCGGCAAAGGTAGTTATCAGTTATTAGTCTTTGATCTTCTTCTGGATGTAAGTATGCTAATGGTCCCCATACGCTAGGAAATCTTTGATCATTTTCAGAGTGATATAAAGTGTAGTTTATGTGTCTTAATATACATAGGATATCTCCATCATCATCTATAAAGATAGAGGGGTTCATTAATCCTGTCCCGCCCGTTTCTTCGGCGGGAATAATAAGAGGAACTAATTTTCCCCCATTAGATATTGATTTTTGTACTAGATTCATAGTACCTATTCTACTATTTAAAGCAGTTATTGTAAATGCTTATTATAATAATTAAATTAATTTAATCCAAGATAGAGATTCTTCATCCCAATTATATAATCCATCTGTCGGCATAGTAATAGGAGGTTCCCAGTCGCATATGTCTTCATTTAATGTCCAAGATTCAAAGGGTCTTGGTGGAATAAATGCATCACGGGATTCATCGTATGTATAACCGATACCAGCATAATTCTTACGTATGTTGCTATTGTAAGAAGTCTGTTTCCAATTCAAGTGTCCGTGCAAAGAAGTTAAAAAATCAATACCTGCTTGCTCTGACTCAATCCCATCTATAGTAATAACTTCGTTGTTTAAAACATGAACTGCAAGAACTTGGTTGTTCTCATCTAGTTTTGCAAAATGTGCCATTAGAATCTAATGCTCCCGTCTCCTGTAAATGTATAAGTATGAAATCCACCACCTGTTGTAGATGATCCAGACCCTGTTATTGTAGCAAGTGGTCCTGAAGAATTAGTTCTAATTTTAACTAATCCGCTTCCGCCATTTCCTCCGTTATTTACATTGGCGCCATTGCTACCTCCATTGCCTGTGTTTGCTGTGCCCACTCCACCATTTGTAGTGGCACCTTTTCCAACTGTAGAGCCAATATAGGTTACTGCGTTTCCACCTGTGCCATTGCCGTCTCCTCCTGCACTACCAGCTCCTCCTCCGCCACCGCCATATGCGAGACCATAATTACCTGAATAATTATATGCACCAGCATTGCCACCTCTAAAACCTTGACCTGTGGTTGCAGCACCACCAGAAAGTGGTGATCCACTCTGTCCAGCAGAACCACCTCCTGAGCCTCCAGAACCACCTTGGTTGTTGTTATATCCACCACCTACACCGCCACCAATTGCGGTTGTTAAGTTTGTAATACTTGAATTACTGCCAGCGTTTGCAGTTGTATTTGCACCAACAGTCGTTGTTCCGCCTCCACCAACAGTTACTGTATAAGTTGTTCCTGGAACAAATGCATAAGAAGATCCATATACAACTCCTCCTGCGCCACCTCCGCCAGCACCAAAGTAGAAGCTATCATCCCCTACTGAGTAACTAAAAGACTGACGTCCACCGCCTCCACCTGCTACAATAAGGTATTCTCCAGTAAGAGCGGGTGTTACTGAGTTAGATGCTTCAGAAGCCGCAGAAGTTCCATTAGCATTTGTAGCTGTAACTGTAAATGTATAAGCAGTTCCATTAGTTAATCCTGAAACTGTAATTGGGCTTGCTCCAGTGCCTGTAAATCCACCAGGAGAAGATGTTGCGGTATAGGTAGTAATTGCAGATCCGCCAGTTGCGCCTGTTGTATAAGTAACAGTTGCATTTGAAGATCCAGCGGTTGCGGTTCCAATTGTTGGTGCTTGAGGAACAGTTGATGGAGTCAATGAAGTTGAGGCAGAGCTTGCCGTAGAATTTCCATTAGCATTGGTTGCTACTGCAGTAAAGGTATACGATGTTCCAGAGGTTAATCCAGCAACTGTTACGGGGCTTGTGCCTGAGCCAGTTAATGATCCTGGGCTTGATGTAACTGTAAATCCTGATATTGCTTTACCGCCTGTTGCATTAGCTGTAACTGGAACTGAAGCTGAAGTTGTGCCACCAAAGG